TACCTTTGTTGGCTTTGCAAACATCTTTTGGTATGCCTACCCCAAATTGATTTTTATGTAGCTCATACAAAGTCTTTTCGGTATCTCGATCCGTATACAATCGAGCATACTTTTTATAAGTAGTGAATGATACTTTGAGAAAGCGAGCAGCTTCGGCATTAGATTTAGTATTTTCCATTGCATAGCGTATTTCGCTTTCTGGAATATCTAATGCCGTTTTACCAATACCGTAAACGTATTTGTATTGCTTTTCTTCCATTAATACAATCCGTGCTTTTTTAAGATGCTAACTGCTTCTTTTGGAAACGTTTTCGTTTCATACATTTCTTTTACCATATCATTTAATTTAGATATCTTTGCTGCAAAGAATGTAGGATGTACTTTAGATAATCGTTTTACATCATCAATCCAAAATGAGTATACTGGATACTTATCTACAAATCGATCTGCATCCGTACGGTTCTCCCAATATTCAATTTGATCTTGCAAAGGCCACATATGAATTGGAATGTTTGGATCTTTACGTATACCTGATTTAAACGGCATACCCTGTTCACGCTTTATGTTTTTGGAAATAAATTTGTCCATGATCATTGCAGAACGATCTTTTGGGGACATCCCTGTGTGTGCTGATTTTCTACCCATTTGTTTTATTTTAGTTTTTCAGTTAATACAACTATCTTACGCCATGCATCTTCTGCACGGTATGCATATGTTTTAAATTTTACAATGTCATGTTTATCCCGAGCCGCTTCCATACGTCGCATATTGCGATGGTATGCTGCATGAAGTATCGCAATGCGGAAACGAAGAAATGCTTTATGAATTTTTCGTATCATATTTTTCTAATGTTGTTTTTAATTTACATTTAATAAAGTATTCGTATACCGATTCGCATGCATCATGAGAATCAATAAATACTGCGCATCGGCCAGCATTGTGTACAACTAACGCGCATTGGTGTGCTTGAAATTCATTGTGGCCACAAGCATCAATCAAACAATTGATAACATGGTCAAACGTATTGTGATTATCATTATGCAATACAACTTGGTATTTGCCTCGTTTAGATTTCTTCAACACTTTCTTTGACATCTCGTATAATTGCACATTGTTCGTATAATTCTCGCTCCGTAGCATATCGTAACGATTCATTTAAGAAGCGAAGTCTTCGTTCTTTATCCCATTGATCTGGCCATTCCCATTCGCCGGTGGCCATTACGTTGATTGAATCGATAAATAATTCTTCTATGAAATTCTTATTCATAACTTATTATATATAAATTTGTATGTTAATCCAAATTATTTAATAACTAGCTGTTGACCCGGTTTAATTAAATCTGATTTCAATCCGTTTGATTTTTTGATTTTTTCAACCGTTGTTTTATATTTTACTGCAATAGCACCTAAACTATCTCCAGATTTAACTGTATATGTTTTGGGCGCTTTCGTTGTTTGAGTATCGGTAACCGTATTAGTTTCTTTACTCATACTTAAGAATTGTTTTTGATTCCAATCCATTCGGGGTCTTACACTAGGTTTATTTTTATATTCAGCATGATTAAGATATTCTTTTGCCGCAGCAGACCAATTCCCATCATTCATGAATTTTACAGTTTTATGAGTTGATTTTAGTTCGCCCCGATATATTGCATTAATAAGTCCTTGCCTTACATTAACAGGTAACTTTTTATAATTGTTAACAAGTCTAGCTGCGGTCAATGATGCCGTAAATAAGTTATTCTTTAATAATTCTAAAGCATCTGAATCAGATATGCCATTTTTAAATCTACCACGGCTAACATCACTCGGAGTTAATTTATGTCCATATGCAATTGTAGGTAGACCGCCTTCTGGACTTTTATGGGGAAACCAACGTTGTTTGTCTGCATTCCATCCACCTGGTTTATAATCCTTGTTGTTCTCCCATTGCATTACTTTTTTCATAAAGTCATTAGTAATAGCAGCACCTTCTGTCAATAAACCTTTTAATGATATCATGATTTTTTACCCCAATTCTTTGCACCTTTCTTTCTGCACGCAGCGAGTGCTAATGATCCATATGCCGATGGCCACGTACCGCCATCTTTAGTATAACGTGCTTTTACTTTGTAATAGCAAGCATCTCGTTTTGCTTTCTTTTCTTCTTCAAGTGCACCTTCAGCCTTAGGAGTACGTTTACCCATACCCACTTTGCGTTTCTGTGCAACTAAAGATTTTTTTTCTTTCTTATCAAATGAGCTCCAAGTTTTGGGAGTATCTTTAGAAACTTTGCGAGAAGGGCGACACTTCTTAACACCTTTGGTTTTATCATTGCCACAAGGTCGTCCATGTTGATCTGTCCATTTTTCCTTTACCCATCGGCGAAGGTCTTCTGATAACAAATCAACTAAGCGTATCATCGTCCTCGTTCCTCGCGGATAATCAATTCGCCTAATACTTCTAAACGCCCTACTTCTCTTTGAAATTCAATTTGAGTCATTGAAGTAGATATGCGTTTATACGTTTCATCAAATTCTTTTTTAGCTTTATCTAAATCAAATCGGCCCGCAGCAGCTCGTTTGTAATACGGCAATTTAACTTTGAAATGATGCCAAGTAAGTAGAGCTAATCCGCCTTTTGTTTTTGCATTGTTAACAATCTTTGCAGCTCCTGCTTCTCGCGTATCTGCAAATGTTTCAAAAGTATCTGGTTTGTCTTTTGATTCAAATAATCTATTTATTAGTTTCATATTAATAAATATCAATTAATTGTATTATCATAGAACATTCTATCAGAATCTTCTGTATGCCATTTTTCTTTGTCTTCTGAATTATAAAATTCATTGCAAACAAGATAATCCGGTTTAGTTGGAAATGGTTTTGTTATAAATGATGGTTCAGACCATTTTATGCGATTATTAGGTTGCAACGCAATTTGTCCATTATCCATTAATATAACATGATGTGATTTATGTTCTATAGGATCTTCAGCTAATGAGATATCAGTATTAATATCATTACTTCCCCAATTAATTGTAGCAAAATATTTTCCAGAATACCATTTGCGATTCTTCATATATATTTCAACGGGAGCATCTTTAATAAAATTAAGTTGCAATAACGTAAAATTATATGAAAAACAATTCCAAATTTGTAAGTAATGAAATGGTAAATCTGGAGTTGGAGTATTAGGTGTCATTAAAAGTGCATGACTTGGTAATTTGTCTCGCATGACTCCATTATTTAACAATACCTGAAATAAAGCTACTTGGCCCGGCATACATCTTACTGAAATTATAATTCCTTCTGTAAAATTACCTTGTCCTTTTTTGTGTTGGTACATGTATTCATCCCGAACATAAACTTTTAACGGAAAGAAATTATGTTCTATGTATGCCATATAACTTATTTTTTGTGTTTTGAAATTTCGATTTCTGCCAATTGTTTAAGTGCAGCTTTACGTGTTTTATGCGTTCCCAATCGTTTTCCGCCTTTAGATGGATATACTGCAAATCCTCCGTCAACTTTGCGAATTGTTTCGTGCATTGCTTGTTTGAGTTGATCTTTAAACCCAACCGGAACGAATTGTGGTTGTGCGGTATTTCCTGCAAAGCCTGGCATTTCATGCTTTTCATGATGCATTGCATTCATCAAGAAATCACCCACTTCTTGAATATCATCTTTTGAAGTAGCAACATGATCTGCAGCCCAATCATGTCCGTCACTTAATATGCTTTGAACTTGACGCGGATCCATTTGCAACATGGCATCTACATATTTTTTAATTGTTTTTAAATTACCAAAAAACATGTAGTTTGCATCATTGTCATTGCATCCGCCCTTTGCTGATCCACAACCACAGCTGCATTCGTTCAATCGTTTCATATTAAGCCTTTGCTAATACTGACCAAATAGTTCCAGTTAAAGTAATGATACCACCAATAATTTCTGTAGCAGTAGCTTCATCAATAAGTCCTTTAGTAATCAAGATACCACCTACAAATGTTAAGGTGTGACGAAGAATACCAAGTAATTGTTCTTTTGTTAACTTTTTCATATGTTCCTTTTATATAAATATATTTGTTTATGGATTCAATGCAACACTATACCATGCAGCATTTGTTGCACTATAAATGTATAATCTAGCGCCAGAATCGTCCCAATATATACTACCAGCTAACGGCGTTCCACCTGTTTGTTGTATCGGAATTGCCATTTGACCAGCTGCAGAAGCTTCACCGAGGATGCGTAAATCTACGGTACTAAATTTACTTGCATTCACTGATCCGGTTATACTAAATGATCCAGAAACTGTTGCACCCGCAATCACATTGGTACCTGGATTAATTGTTATGTTTGTTGTAGACTTTAATCGTTCAGGCGTAGCAGTAGCATTCGCTGAATCTGAAATTACTGGATAAAACGTAGCTTCAGTTACAACGCGTTGTACTAATAATTGATCTGCGGTATCTGCAAATGATGCAGTGACTGCTCTGGATGCCGATACTGCAAATGAAGCTGTTCCTTGCAATGAAGCCGTAACACCAGCTGTTACTTGCAATGACCCGGTAATTTCTAAATTATTCGTTGTTGCATATTTAGATCCAGTTAATGCAAATATACCGCCGCCGCCACTAGCACCAGCATTCAAAGCAAATGATGCTGTTACTGCGTATGATGAACTCAATGCCGCTAAGGCATAACTTGCCGTTACAGGTACATTTGCTGCATAAGAAGCACTTAATGCTGTTGTAGCATATGATGACGTGCCGGTTAATGTGCCAACAAACGACCCGGTTGCAACGACTGTAGTGGTTGGACTAGTTCCATCCAACGCATCTATAATATTTGTTATATGAGCAGGTTGTATAGTCCCACCTTGAGATATTCCTGTTCTACTTATTGTTGCCATTTACATCCTTGTTTTGTTTTTTATATCGAGGCCAATTCTTTGTTTTTTCATTAAGCCATGTTTGTCGATCATCACATCCGCAATCTTCATCTAAAAGTTGTGCAATGCGTTTTGCTAAGTCATCTAAACGAGTTGCACTTGTTATGCGTTTAATGTCATCACCCAATCCTCTACTTTGCATATTTGCTCCCATTTCGTATTTTATTTAAAAGTTGTATCATAACTGTTTGCCATTGTGGAGTATGTGGAATTTCAAATACACGCGTGCCTGGATACATATATTCTCGTTCTGGACGCATTAATTTCATATGTCCCGTATCATCAATGCCTAATACTTTGAATGGAACATTGCGCATCGTAATTCGATTGCTAGGTATCATAGTGCATCGACCTGGATGTTTCCATTGTCCCATGCGATCTTCTATGCCTCCGGTGAATTGCATTATATCATTCCAATCCGTTTCTGTAAGTGTTCGTTGTTTAGTAATGTGTTGTGCTAGTGGATCAACAACTCGTTCGGTAAATACCATTTGTCCTAATTCTGTTTGTCGCAACATTTCTTTTAATTTATCTATTAAACCTTTATTCCGTAAATGTTTATATGCTAAATTTTCAATTGAATATTCTCCTGCAGTATCCAATCCAGTTTGTCGAAGTTTTCTTAAACGTTTCAACAACGTTTTGATTTTAAAATCCAATTTAGCATCATCTGGTTTCAAATTGTTTATTTCATATTCATATGGATCGGCCTTTTGTTGGATAACAGTATCATCAATTTGAGTGATGTCAGCTGCAGGTTTTGTAATCCATTTATTATTTAATATGGAATATACTCCCACTGAATTATGTAGTTGTTGATTTGAATCTTGAGCATACAATTCAATGTTCATGCCCTGATATGTTAACGGGTAATTTGCAGACCAAACTGATTTTTTAGCACGCATATAATCATCCACCACGTGCAAGTTAGTTCCTATTTGCAAATAGTTTGTAATTACATGTAAATCGATATCACTGTATTTCGTCCAATTGTAATTAGCATTGCTACCAATTAATACAACATCAATAACTGGAATATCTTTTCCTAAAAACTCAGTAAATTTTGAAGCAATACGCATCAAGCCATCTCGAACCTTGGGTTTTAGTTGATGTCCCATCCAAAGCTTTGGATTCAATTCATTGTGTGTTTGATATTCGTTTATCATTATTTTTCTAACGTTGTTGTAAATTTTTGTTTTTTTACCATCGGAATTTCAGATACTGCTTTAAATTGTCCTAAATCTGCAGGATTAATTACTTCACTACCAAAGCCAATTGCCTCTTCAATCATTTTAAATGGCCATGTTCCAAAAACATATGCTAATAAGGTTGCAATTACGCCTTGTTTCTCATCGATATTGTCCGAATCGACACCTATTTTTTCAAAAAAGTCTCGAAACTCATTATAAAATACATCCAATCGTTTTAGATTCAGCATGCCATCTAATATCTTTAAAAATCCTCGAACCAGACCTCCAAGATATCTGTTTATAATTGGAGATTTTTGAAAAGCTTCACTAACCCATTTGCCTACAGTTCCTTCTAAATCAAATATTTTTCTGCCACCAAATTCATATTTGATAAATCCTTCTCCAGCTGCTTCGTAAAATCTATAAATTCGATTTGGCATCGCTGCCCGCATGTAATTCCAAAAACTCATAGCCCATATTTTATATACAGCATTGCCTTTTTGTATGCAATCTATAATAACATCATCTAAAAATTTATTAAGAGCGTCTGCATTTCTAGCCAATGGCATTAAAACTAAATCATTAAATGTTCTTCTAAATCCTAGACCTGTACCGAGCGATTCTCGTAATACTCTAGCAAATGCAGCTAGAATATCTCGCATACCACTTTCACCAATTTGTTCTACGGTTTGACCCCCGAATCTTTGAAATAACGTTGGGAAATATCTTTGGAATATTGCCGGACGTTCTAATAACCATTCTGTTAACAATCTAGGATTTTCTCGGAAATATGCATATGCAGCATCAAATATTATTTGTCCGCCGTTTTGTGTTCCCACCAATGTTGTAAAAAATTTTTGTGTAGCTTGTATTGGACCGCCTTGTTTTACATATTGAATAAAACTGTCAATCATAGAACGTTGAAATGCATCAAACCATTTTTTTCCAACGATTCTATAAAACATCCTTGTTACCATACCCGCATTGCTAGCTAATTCTGTAGTTAAACCTTTAAGTACTTTTCGTATACTCCGGTTTCCTACATATCCTGCAACTTCAGCTGTTCCTTTAGAACCAGCGACTACCAAATCACTAGCAGTATCCATTCCTTTTGCAATTTCATCCATAGATCTGGCAAATTGTCGTGCGTATTCTTCAAGCGGTCGACCATATTGAGTAACTATATCATCTAAAACACGACCAACCCAACCTACAACTGCGCGGCCGCGCAAGTTTCTAGCAATATCCATTAATCTACGAATTCCGCCAGTAACAGCACTTAAAGCTCGAGATGCAAATGATGTTAATGCTTGCCTTGCTGCTCTATTTCGAGCTAAATATTCCATGAATGTTTGACGCGCGCCTCGAGCCCATGCCCTAGGTCCTTGCCGAATTAAATATTCTAGAGCTTCAATTCCAGTTTTGCTGCCAATTTTTAATCCTTTAAATGCTAGTTTAAAGCCGTTTTTAAACACGCTACCTAGCACCGGTGCTATTGCAATCATTGATAACAATGCTTCTAATTTCTTGCCACGTATCCAATATACTATTCCATTAAGTACATCGATCGCATCACCATAACCTGGAATTAATCCCGCCCAATCTGCTACACTTTGAATCTTATCAACCCACGCTGTTGCAGAAAAATCATATTCTTTTTGATTTTTCCATTTCTTTTCATAAGCTCTTTTAACGCCGGTAATATCTAACCATAAAGCTCGTAAAAATCCTGCACCTTTATATGGATCATAATTTTTTTCTAAAAATTTATTGTTAAAAGTAAACATTAATGTATAATCATTTTGAACGCCG